GGTACGAAAGCAGTGATGATGACGACGCCTCAGTTTTCAACGGCCGTGGACCAAAGTCAAGCGTCGGTATTCGACCCCATTTATTGGGACCCCGAGCGTCCAGAGGACCCCCTAGACGCCCGTGTCCTTTCATTGACGCAGAAGCAGGGCACTCCGGTGGTGATACGGAAGAGGAAGAGGCTTCCGAAGACGGAGAAAGCCCCCGTGCCCGTAAGCAAGCGCGAAGCGGAGGAGGCGGCTCTGCCGCCTCCTCCGCCGAGCGCCAACGCAACTGGTGTTTTACGTGGAACAACTATCCCGCCACCGCGCGGGATTTCCTTGTTGGACTCATCGCTGCAGGAAGCGTCGTGTACGTCTGCTTTCAAGGAGAAATTGGATCAAATGGACGGACTCCCCATTTACAGGGGACCATTTGCTTCAAGCATCCCCGATTGCTTCGAGGAGTTAAGAAACTCCTTGGCAATGGAGTGCACCTCGAGGTCATGCGAGGAACCATCCATCAAGCTCGCGACTACTGCCGTAAGGATGACGGAACCCGAGATCCAAATGGACCACCCTTCGAAGAAGCTGGTGAATGTCCTATTGGAGCTGGGGCGGGTCGAGGGAGCCGCTCTGACTGTGCAGCGGTTGTCGACTTTATTAAGTCTGGAGCTTCCATCTTCGCGATCGTTGAAGCGCATCCGGCCATTGCCTTGCGATGCCTCGGGAATATCACCAAGCTCCAGAGCCGTATTCAACCCAAGCGAAATTGGGCCACCGAAGTTAGGTGGTATTACGGATCGACTGGCACTGGAAAGAGCCGAGCTGCGCAAGAAGAGGCGGGAGCTGAGGCTCATTGGCAACCGGCTGACAACGTATGGTGGGACGGTTATGAAGGTCAAGCGCACGTCGTTATCGACGACTACCCCCAAACTTCTGCGCTTTCTCCTACCTCCTCCGTCTGTTCGACCGATACCCTTTAACTCTGCAGATTAAGGGTGCGACTGTCCAATTTGTCGCAAAGGTTGTCTGGGTAACCAGCAACAAGAGACCTGAGGAACATTGGGCTGGGCGCGGCGACGAAGATGTAGCGCAGTTGATGCGTCGTATCAGCCAGGTGAAACTATTTGGGCCTCCGCCGGAGCCGGAAGGGCCTATGGTTGCGGGTTTTAACCCAGCTAATTAGCAACGAAAGTGTATTTTGTATCGTTGACTAATCATATTTTTTCGCTTTGGAAGCCATGCCTTACGCGAAAAGGAAGCGATCATCTGGCCCCCGGCTTGCACCGGGGGTTAGCAAACTTGCTCGGGCTGTCAATGCCCAGATGCGCGATAGCCGTACCGAGGCAGAAGCTAACCAAGCTGCTGCTACTGCAGCTCAGATTGTAGGTGCTTTGCCTCAATGGCGTGCCGGGCGTCGCGATGCCCGCATGCGTTATGGAGGTATGGGTATGTATACTGGCCATGGTGGCTTTATGGAGGACATGGGCAGTTGGGCCGGAGGCCGTCTTGCTGACAAGATTGGACCGACAGGTTTGGGAGATTTGGGGGCCATTGGCCGCCAGTTAGGCGGAGCCGCTGGAGGCATGGCCGGTAAGTTTCTTGGTATAGGCGCTTACGATAGCGCTGCCAATTCTCTCATTCCTGGTGGTGGTTCTGGTATTGGAGTACCAGCCTTCATCTCGCAAGGTGGTGAAAGCGGTTCTGTTTGTATTACTCATCGTGAGTACGTTGCTGATATTTTTGGCAACCAGTCTGGACAGAACTTTGTAGTTCAGTCGTACTCTATCAACCCAGGTTTGGTTCAAACGTTTCCTTGGTTGTCCCAACTGGCCCAGAACTACGATGAGTACACGCTCAAGCAGTGTATGTTCACCTTTAGGTCGGTTATATCGGACATTGGGTCGTCTACCACTGGCCAAGTGGGTACCATTATTATGGCTACGAACTACAATGCCGCTGCGCAGCCTTTTACCGACAAGCAGTCCATGATGGAGTATGAAGCCGCAATGAGCGCCAAGACTACGGAGCATCAAATGCATGGCGTTGAATGCGATCCTGGGAAGAAGTCTATGGGACCTGAAGGGTTGTACGTACGTACGAATCCTGTGTTGACTACGCAGGATGCCAAGACTTATGACTGGGGCAAGTTTCAGCTTGCTGTTTCTAATACTCCGACTGCTTCAGGTGCTACGTTTGCCAATCAGATCATTGGCGAGCTTTGGGTTTCTTACACTGTTGAGCTTAGAAAGCCGAAGTACTTTGTGAACCGCGGTTTGGGTATCAGCCGTGATTCGTTTACGACATCAGCGCAGCCTACTACAACCACTATTTTCCCTACGTTGCTAGTAGGACAGCAGAATAACATCGGTTGTTTGCTTACGCAGAGCGGAACTGCTGGCAACCCTGTTCTTACGGTTACGTTCCCGGCAAATTTTGCTGGTACTGTCCGTGTGCAGTTGTTGATTCAGTCCGCTACCGCGACTACAGCAACCGGCGTTGCTATTACAACTGGCGGCAATTGTACGCAGGTTGCTGATTTGTTTCAAGGAACTGGCGCGATTAACATTGCTCAATCC